AATAGTAGTGCATCCCCTTGCCTGTAACTACTTTGCAAGGAGTGTTTGGTAAATTCTTTTCTGCCCATATACAGGCTTCTGGTGTGTCTGCGTCAACCACAATGAATTTACCGCAGATTAAGGCTACAACTAGATCGTCGCGGTCCTTAAACCACCGAGTTATTTCTTCCGTCGTCGGTTGTCGCTCTTTGTATTGTTGCCACCCACCAAGCTCTTTGGGTGGTACTTTATTATGTCTTAATAATGGTACTGGCGTGTAGCCACTTTCTGCATAAGCAAGAGCAAGCTCCAACGCAGAATCCTGCGCAGATGCTTTGACGTTTAACACTAATCAACCGCTTCTTCATTTGTCTCTTCGAGAGGGCCAAATATTGCTTCAAAGTCTAACTTGCCGTTAGATTCCCTGATGATGTTCTTTGCTTGTTCTATAGAAGGTCTTCTGTTCCCATACCTCCAAGCTCTAGCCGATGCAGTTGAGCAGCCAAATAATTTTGCGGCTGGTTCAATCCCTATAAATTCTATATATGTACTAAGTGTCATTCGTTTCACTTCACGCTCCTTATAATCTGGTTCCAGCCCTTCTTGGTACAAAGTCATTAGGTCCTTCTCCGTTAGTTGTTGTAATCGATAAAGGTAATTTATCTTCCATTGGTTCTTGTTTTTTGCTTTGTTCATTGATACTATATGTTTAATCAAGTTATCGACTCATTGTAATCGAAAACTTTTTTAATAACAACTTTTGGAGAAAGTAACATGAACGATAGCATTTTAAATCGTATCAAAACCCCAAATGAACTTGTAGAACAACAAGGCGCGAAGCTGTTGGTCTACGGTGAAAGTGGGGTTGGAAAGACAACTCTCTGTCAAACGGCACCTGGTAAAACATTGGTCGTTAGTATGGAGAGCGGTCTACTTTCTATCAAAGATGCACCCAACCTCGACGCGATTGAGGTTAAGGAAGCATCCGAGATAGAACAAATCGCTGAACTCTTAGAGAACAAAACCTTGGACTACGACACCGTCTGTTTAGATAGTGTTACAGAAATGGCTGAGATTTTGTTATCGCAAGAGAAAGCAAAAAGTAAAGATCCAAGACGTGCGTATGGTGAAGTCATCGAAGTGATGATTAAAACGATGCGTAGGTTTAGGGACCTTCCGATGCACGTAGTATTTATCGCTAAACAAAGTAGGGAACGCGATGAATCTTCTGGCATGTTTCATTATCAACCGATGATGGTTGGCGCTAAATTGCCAACGCAAATACCATACTTCTTTGATGAGGTGTTGGTCTTGCGTACCTTTGACGATGAGAATGAAGAAGGTAAAACCGTAACCTCTCGTTGGTTACAAACGAAAATTGGTCAGAACTATATAGCCAAGGATCGTTCAGGAAAGCTAGAGGGGTTTGAGTCACCTGACCTGGCTACTATTATTAATAAACTCGGATTTGCAGGAGGTGCAGCATGAGTGACTTTGACGGATTTGATTTTAATATAGAAGATGCGGGTAGCGATAACACTGCTATTCCAGCAGGTGATTATCCTTGCGTTGTAACTACGTGTGAGAAAAAGAAATCTCAAGCGGGTAACGATATGATATGGCTTGAACTAGAACTGACTGGCGATAAATACGCGGGTTGGATGGTTCGTAAACCATTTATGCTTTGGCAAGACAACCCAACTTATCTTGGGTATGCAAAAGCTGATTGGGCCAGATTATGCAAAGCGTTAGGCTTTGGTAACGAGAACCCACCTAAGAGCGCACACGATCTACACGGTAAAGCATTTACCGTATCGTTAGCAATAGAAGAGGCGGAAGCTGATTCTGACTACGGCGACAGTAATAAGATCGTTGGCTACAAGTCATTGGAAAGAGCGGCAGCTCCAAAACCTGCTGATCTACCTCCAAGCATGGGTGAGTCAAGTGTTTCTCCTAGTGAATCGTCTGCTCCAAGCAAACCTTCACTATAATTACTACGGCTACGCTAGGAGTCGTTAAGAGCGAAAGCTCAACCTAGCAACTTTATTCAGAGTACAACTTCCAATTGGTCGCTAAGACCGACAAGAAATCATCCATAGACAGTACGGCTACTTTAGAGTGGTCCACGTCCCACCCTGTATTTATAGCCGATAAGGGAACGCAAACCCGAATAGGTCTGCGGTTAAATTTATATATCAACGCGGGTATCTTACCGTTACATGATTTGCATACTTGATCCCACCAGGCGGCTCGTAACAGGTCGCCTTCTTTATAGAACTTACACTCTACTGCAAAGTAGGGCATGTCTAGATCGCACTGATCTTTCTGTTGATACTGATCTAGGTTACGTTTGGTTTGGTAATCAATACCCTCTGCTTTAAAGAACTCGTTGAGGATCTTGGCTATATCACGTTCAAACGCGGCGCCTTTGTTTCTAGAATTAATCTTGGCCATCTTTTATTTGTTTTTCAAAATCTCCATAAGCATCAATAAAAGCAAGCATTTCTAAAAACTTTTTCGTAGATACAGTAGCTTCAACTCTTAGCCATTTTTGTAAAGTTCTGTAATCAAGAGGTATTGCTTGGGCAATTCTTTTACAGGCGGATGATTCTTTATAACCAGCCCGCATCAGTTCATCTCTAATCTGTCTTATCTTTTCTCTGCCCTCGGTAAGTCGCTTCACTTCTGATGCTACTTCTTTGGCTAAGTCTTTTATATTATCACTCATCATCTAACTCCAAAGTTACAATATTAGGACTGTTATGAATGGTAGGCTTAGTTCCTTTTAGATACTTCTTATAAGACTCTAGGCTTGCAGACATTTTTATCCAGGCTTTATCCATTTGTTGTTCGGTTATCTTAAACACCTTGCTTGCGTAAGGTAGTTTCTTTTCTTGAGCTACAAATACAAACTCTTTGACTCGGTAGCCCGCAGCTTCCAATCCTCTTCTGTACCAAGCGGCTTGTTGGTCGTAGCCATACTTTAGTACAGACTCAAGAAAAGACTCAGGACTGCAACTGTAGGTGGTCTTGTAATCCACCGCGACAATCTCGAAGTCTTGATGTATTCCTTGCGGACTGCATATAACGTCAGGTCTACACTTACAAAGCACGTCGTCTTCATACCAATAGAAAGAGGCTTCAGGTATCTTGTTATCACCATTCAAATACATATCGGCTTCAGGAATGATATTAGATGCCATACCTTCTATATCTAGGTAATCTCTTTCATTAATAACCACTAGGCCACGATCCTTAAAGTCTTGCTTTAAGTCTTTGCTAACCTTTGTATAGGGAGATCCAACGATCACCCCTACGTTGTCATTAAATACTGAGTCGCCTTCTACTAACATATAGTGAGCGGCAGTACCAAAGTTCATAGCGGGAGTGGTTTCGGTTTCAACCTCTATCGCGTGGACCTGGCTATCGTTAAATTTACGTACGAAGCTAGAGCTGATTCCCACGTCTGAGTGATACACCTCGTTTGGTATCTCACGTATTATTATTGCATCCCCTTTCTCTATAGGGTCATATTCTTGTAATTCAGGTATCTGTTTCATAATTTTTTCCGTTAAAAGGGTACGTCATCTTCCCAATCTTTTTTTCTAAATACACGTTTGGTATCGCCTTCTTTCTGTTGCAATTCAAACGCAGCTTGTTTTTTAAACATATCTACGAAAGGTGTGTC